AAGAGTGGGCAGCCGAGTATCTTGAAAACTACTATACTAAATACGAAAACTACCACCAGTTCCAAGAAGACTGGGTAAAATACATGGAGAATTATAATGGCTAGCAAACGAGTATATGAAGATGTGGCAAAAGCCATCAGAACAGCAAAAAAAGAGGCAACAACATCAGGTTGGCTTACTGATTCTATTTTTGACGGCATAGAAAATGTACTGATCCAGCATTTCAAAGCCGACAATCAACGATTTTCTCCCAAATTATTTAAAGAGGCATGCCATGTCGAACTATGACAGAGATGAACAACGCCGCAAGGAAAAGCTTGAAGAAGCCAAAGTATTCAATAACATAGATGAGCTATTGCAAAAAATGGACCATTCTATGCTGTCAGAAAATGCGACCAAATATATAGACTTTCCAAGCAATTCAAGCGATATTTTAGCTGATTCAATATCAAGACTAGAAAGTGATATTTCTAGCTTGCAATACCATTGTAAACAGCTTAGAATGCTTAAATCGGAAATCGATAAGTTTTTTCAATCCAAGTCATAAATGGTCTACTTATTGCATCTCTATTTATATAGCAATTTTTTTCTCACTTGCCTATGTCCGAAGAAACTAAAGAACGTAAAGCCGACAGCCAACGTATAACATATATGAATGACCGCATCCAACAAGGTCATGAATATAAATCTATGACTGATCGGCAAATAGAGAAATCTATGACTCGGGTTTATTCCATACGTCCAAAAATTTCAACCGTTGTCTCAGCATACGATTGTCTTGAGGCATATGGTGGCTCAGTTGAGGGCCGAGGTGTGGGTGCCGTTATCAATGCCGTCTTAGAGGCCTGCATGGACTCGCTTAGAAGAGACGGCTTGATACCACTTAAGACTGCCGATGAGATAGAAGAGAAGTTTGCAGATATAACCGGTGAAAAGTTACGCCGACCTGTAGTACAAGAACTAACTGCTCCATCTTTTTCACGCAACCTAGATATACGACAAATATCTGAACAGATTGCAGACCAATATACCGAAGAAGAGCCAGAAGAAACAGATACAGAGGTTTACGAACCTAAAAAGTTTTCTATCGGCAAAGTGCCGACTGAAAAACCGCTTGAGGACCGTGTCTTTGAGCGGACTAAGGATGACCTCGTAAAAGAGGCATCAACGTCCGATGATCGTGGTGCAAAAGATGCATTACTTCGGACTTATAAAACCCTGCCGGAGAGTTTGTGGGGTAGCGATACCGCTCGAACTCTCTATAATGCCAACCTCAGCTCAAAAGGAAATAATGACTGAGATTACAACACAAGCCACTGTTGACGGCGAGAAGCGTGCCGTTGTTATTAACTTTAACTTAGGAGATGACCTTGAGTCGGCCGTAAATGAGATCGGACAGGACCAGGTTTATTCCTTATACGTACGTGGTGCCACACTTGCTGTTCAGCAGAAAGTTGGCGCTATGCTTCGTGCCGGAACTTCTGATGAAGAAATAACCAGCTCTATGGCAGAGTGGCGTTTAGATCAACGTGGAACCCGAACACGTAAATCTAAAGAAGATAAAGCTCGGGCGCTTTTTGAAGGTATGGATGTTGACCAAATTCGAGCTACCCTTGAGGGTCTCGGAATTAAGGTTAAGTAATGCATCCGCTTGACAATAGCACAATTCAGGAATTCCGTTCATGTCCACGGAAAGCCTACTTTCGCTATGTCAGGCATTGGCGTATGGATGGACCCGAACCTGTGTATTTCACATTCGGGTCCGCCTGGCACTCAGGACTAGACGCACTTTACAAGACCTTTTACGAGTCGCGGTCCGCCGCAGGCAAGACAAGCCCCGGTTGGAACAAATTGCGTCAAAGCGATGAGTTTGCGCATGCCTTGACAGAGGTAGCCAGCCAAGCGTTCATAGCAGTATGGACCGAAGCTGGCTGGCCTCTTGAGCCTGATCCTGATCAGTACAGTGATTTCAAGGCTCGAACACCTACCAAGGCTCGAGAAATGTTCTTTTATTATTACAAAGAATTAGCCGAGCATATGAATCGTTGGACATTGATTCAAACCGAACAACCTTTCGTCGTACCATTAGATACTGAAGATGAAAAGTTATTCTATTCCGGCAGAATTGACAAAGTTATCGAAGATGAGCTTGGTACTATGTGGCTCTTAGAACACAAGACCAGCACTTTGTTCAGTAAGGCTTCCGGTTTTAGACATGACTTCGTTCAATCTTTCAGTCCTAATAGTCAAGTCGAAGGGTACATGTATGCTGTACGGTTCTTGCAATCGCAAGGTCAGCTCCCAGAAATGCCTTTTGGCGGTGTATATGTAGACGCCAGTCTAGTACACAAAACATCTTTTCACTTCAAGCGTATTCCTATCTATTATGATGAGATGCTCGTAGCTGAATGGTTAGATGATGTACGACATTGGCACAATACATATTCTGATTCCGTCAAACAGCAAGTATTTCCAAGAGCGACCAATAATTGCTTTAACAAATACAGTGCATGCACTTACCTTCATCTATGCAGATCATTTCCTAGTATGAAGCATTGGTTAGATGCTCCAACTCCGGAAGGCTTTGTTGAAGATGAATGGAAACCCTTCTCAACTAAAGAAATTGAAGCCAGTTAATGCCGCAAGTTACCAGCTAGACAGACTCCGTATTCTCGCAATTGGTCCAGCTGGTAGCGGTAAAACCACACAATTGCGAACCCTCCCCGGCAAGAAGCTCCTCTTTTGTTTTGAGGACAATGCCTTGAACTCCCTTAAAGGGGATCCAAGCATTGACTATATGCTTTATCTGCCTGATGTTGTTGAGATAGCACCACGTTCCTTGTCAACCAAGCAGAACGCCCGTGCTACTCCTGCCACCGGTGAAAAGCCACAAGCCTTTGACTCCTTTGTTGCGGATTTCAACGCTTTACTAAAGGATGAAGAGACATTTAGCAAGTATGATGTTATTGCTATTGACTCCCTTACTTCCTTAGGAAAAGCTGTCATGGATGCGGTCTTGTGGCTTAACAATAGAATGGGCCAACAACCAGCACAAGATGACTGGGGTGCCCAACTCAATACCATTGAGAACACCGTACGCAAGATCACATCATTGCCTAAGCTAGTCTATGTTACGGCTCATGACATGATGATGCAAGATGATCTAACCAAGAAAATCTTCAATGAGCTTGTATTAACCGGTCAACTCAAAGTACGTATACCTATGCTTTTCTCTGACATCTTTAAGTTTCAAGTTGATGGAGAATCGTATAAAATCTTGACCAGACCAGACCGCTATAATATAAAGGTCCGGCGATCAATCCAAGACCTCGAACCTGAGATCGACGGAACGATTGCCAACCTTTCTAAAGCATCTGAGTATGGTCTTGGTGCCCTGCTTGCGAAAGCGGGTTACGCCAGTGTTCGATAGTCGAACTTTGGCATCTTTCATTAACTCCATATAGGATAATATTATGGAATCAGTAGACCTGAGCGCCCTCGAACTCGACGGTATCGAGGACACAACCGAACCTAGTGCAGTAGCCGCCGGACAATATGTTGTACGTGTAGGCCAAGCGGAATTCCGCAATTCCAAAAAGGGCAACCCAATGCTCCAACTGATTTGCGATCTTCCCGATGAGCCAAGTGCCGCCGGTATATTTCATTTTGTTATGATGCCGACCAAAGATATGGATACGGATCAGAAAACTCGCAGAAAACTTGAGCTGAAGCGCCTGCTTCATGCTTTCAATGTACCATACACCGCACAAGGCTTTGATGCCGGGGCTCTTATAGGACAAGAGTGCGAGATGTATGTCTCCGTTGAGCAGGACGATAACGGCATAGATCGTAATCGACTGACTCCTCCTCCTGTCCCAGAGGGTGCGAAAGCTCCTAAAGGTGACGCTATACCTTTTAATTAAAACTTAGGCTAGGGCAAACGCTAGGAAGCTCCTCTCCCTTATCTTCTAGGGTAAGATAAGCCTGGACATGGCTCATATCAGTGTCCAGGTAGCCTAAGCTCTGATGATTATTTTTTCCCTCGGATTATAGCCTTTTAGTCCGAGGGTTTTTACTCATGCATCGTGCTCCCTAGCCTATACACCATGTCAGTCTCAATAAACCCATTTCCCAGAAATAGCCCACGCTATACAAATAGAACCAACATGCGATACACTCAATATACCCATAAGATTAGTGTTCCAATGCGCAAGGAACTCTATGATTTCCTACGAGATTTTCCACACGGTGTACGTGCCCAGATAGCACGGACATACTTGCTGAAGATCAAAAGTATGCTGGAAAACTTTCCAAAAGACGAGGGTGAAAGGAAAGCCATGCTGTACGATTTAGTCAATGGTAATTACAGGTTAGAAACCGAAACCGAGATACAAGGAACCTATGAAGCTAGAACAGATAAAGACTGACATAGCCAAAATGTCAGAAGATGAGCTCCGAGAGTTCATACTAGAAAACCGAAAAGCACAAAAACGCTACAAAGACGAGCAAGCAAACCAGCCTAAGCGTGTCAAGGTATCCTCCGTTACAGAAAAGAAATCCCAGGAAGATAAGATAAAAGCCCTTATACAAGGAATGGATCCTGAGTTACTCAAGAAACTATTAGATGAGAAAGGCATATGAAACGTCTGGAAACCAAGACCGTATTAATTGATACAATACAAGTCGGCGAACGATTCCGTGTTGACTATGGTGATGTTGAATCTTTAGCCCAGAGCATAAAGTCTGAAGGATTGATAAATCCTATAACCATAGATACAGAATCTAATCTCCTAGCAGGAGGACGCCGACTTGCTGCCTGCAAACTTCTCGGTAAAGACTCCATAGAAGTAAACATTTTCAAGATAGAGTCTGAGTATGAACTCCGTATAATCGAGTTAATCGAAAACATACAGAGGAAAGAAATGCTATGGTCTGAACAAGCAAACCTTGTCCAACGTATCAATACCTTAATGAAAAAAGAGGATCCAGCATGGACACAAAAGCAGACTGCCGGCCTGCTAAATATGTCTACAGGGCATATAAGTGATCAGATAATGATAGCCGATGTATCCGAGAATGTACCAGAATTGCAAGAGTTACCTTCATTCAAGGAGGCAGTACGTACATACCGAGCATTGTGTGCAAGCATGGCTGAAAACGAGTTATCAGAACGTCTTCAACATAAAGCCGAAACCGCCCACCGAGCGGAGCAAGGTGCTGAGGACGAGCAAAGCTACGACCCCTCCTTAGCCTTTGTAGCAACCAATGCCCTAGCCTACCAGATAGGCGACTGCATTGAGAACATACCGAAACTAGAACAAGAGTTTGACTTTGTAGAAATAGACCCTCCTTACGACGCCTCCTTTGATTACAAATATGACAAAACTAAACTTGAGATATATGGTAACAGAACTTACCATGATTTTATGTCAGAAGTTATTGAAAGCTCTTTCCACGTTATGCGTCACAATTCTTTTATGCTTGTTTGGTTTCCTACTAGGGACTTTTGTATGTTCTCTGATATACTCCGCAATGTCTTTAAAGGATCATACGATCCTATTCCCAGCATATGGTACAAAGAGACACAGCCTGCAGGAGACATTGACAAAATGTTAGCACGCCGCTATGAGTCATTTTTCACAGCATGGAAGGGCGATCCAGTCTTACAACTCAAGGGCCTGCCAAACGTATTCCAGTACAATACAGTGCCAGCCAGTGAGCGTTGGCATCCAGTTCAGCGACCTCTTGACCTTATGATAAAACTACATGAGATATATTGCCCTACAGCTGGCAACACTCTCATTCCATTTGCAGGTTCTGGCACCCCTATCAATGCACACTTCCTGCGTAACCCCATTCCCGGCTCTTGTGTCGGCTTCGATATAAATGAAAACTTCCGCACACGCTATCTTGCTAACCTTACATACCCCGGATCAAAATGATTAAAGACCTTGATGCAGGCGTAGACGGCGCCAATATCATCATTTTGTTTGATTTCCCCAATCCAGACGTACGGCGCACCGGTAACATGCTAGGAGGCCGATCAGGCTATGCCTTACATCAGCTATTGAATCAGGCAAACATACCTGTAAATAATGTGCTTGTAACATATTGCCATGAATATTTTGACAATAAAAAGCTCATGAATACAAAAGGTGTGCTTACTCAACTCGGTGCTGACACTAAGAGCCAAGTAATAAACAGATTAAGCACGCTGGCGGGAAATATCATTGTGCCAGTAGGGCCGTTTGCTTGCGCTGTGACCACAGGTGACCACCGTTTGAAGTTCAACCGTGGCTCTCTGACCTACAATATAGAATTAAATAAGAAAGTCTTGCCAACCTTTACCCCTACATCTGTAGCATTCGTACCAGCAGACCGACTAATGTGTATCTGGGACTTGCATAAAGCCAGGGCAAACTCAGCACGCTCTGACTATAAAGCACCGGAACGTACTATGCATATTGATCCGACTCTGACAGAGGTTGAAAAGTTTTTAGAATACTGCAAAATGTCTGACAATCCGACAGTTGCCGTAGACATTGAGACACTTAACGGTGCTGTCTTTTGCATTGGCTTTGCTCCGTCACCCAATGTAGCCATGTGTATTAACTTTGACAACAGAACAGTCGAGGAGGAGATAAAACTATGGCGTATGTGTACTGCCCTCTTGCAGGATCCATCAGTAACTAAGATAGGTCAAAACTTTATCTTTGATATGTGGTTCTTAGCATTCCGACATAACTGCTTCGTCCGCGGACCTATCGAAGATACAATGGTAGCACATCACATAGTATATCCTGACCTGCCTAAAGGCCTCGGTGTACTAACAACCCTGCATACAGACGAGCCATACTATAAAGAAGAGGGAGGCTATTGGAAAGGTGGCATAGGTGACCGCACCAGCTTCCTCAATTACAACTGCAAAGACTGCATTACAACCTACAAAGTATGGAATAGGATAAGTGGCTGGGTAGCACCTAACAGTCCTTTCCATGATATATATAGAGCCACACTTGACACTTATCCAGCACTCATATACATGATGTCTCGTGGTATTTCAATCAATCATGATGAGCTTCAGAACGTTCGTGAGAGCATCGAAACAGAGATACATGACATTGATGCATCATTACAAGGAGTTGTTCAAGAAGAGTCAGGAGACCCTCTCCTCACGCTTAACTTCAATTCTCCTAAGCAATGCATGAACTATTACTATAACATTCTGAAAGTCAAGCCGTATCTCAAAGGGGGCAAGCCGACTATGGATGACGATGCATTGACACGGCTAGCCAAGGGAACGCAAGCACGGCCAGGCTTATACAGCGCCCAACTAATACAGCAATTACGCCAACGTGCTAAATACTCCGGAACATACCTTCAAATCAAGTTCGATACTGACAAACGATTCCGATGCTCATACAATCCTCGAGGCACTAAGACTGGCAGACTATCAAGCTCAAAGACAGTCTTTGGTACCGGCATGAATCACCAAAACTTACCGCTTGAGTTCCGATCTTTCATGGTGCCAGACCAAGGCAAAATCTTTATCGAGATGGATAAACGCCAATCCGAATGGGTCATTACAGCATACCTGTGTGGCGACAAGAACATGATAAGTATCCTGGCTGAGAATAAAGATCCGCATGTGTCAACTGCTAGATTGATAACAGGTTTGCCCGACCATGTTATCAAGGCCGAGGATAAAGCCATAGCTAAGACAACTAATCCAGAAGAAATCAAACGCGCCCGTGAGCTACTACTCATTGACGGCACACCATTCCTAGACTTTGTGCAGACACATCAAGCCTTTGTACCTCGCACTATGTCATGCCGACAAGTAGGCAAGAAATCTAACCATGCTCTAAACTATATGATGGGTGCTAATCGCTTTAGCATGGAGTCAGGCCTAACATATGAAGAAGCCGATCGTGCCCGCTCACTTTACTTGTCAGCCTACAATAGATTACCTGAATGGTGGGAAGAAGTCCGACAGCAGTTAAAGAAAGACCGTACGGTTACAAATATTATAGGACAGCCACGCAAGTTCCTTGGCATGATTGACGACAAACTGCTAAAGGATGCTGTAGCACACCTGCCCCAAAGCATCTCTGTCTGGATAGTCAACCAAGCTATGGCCAAGATATATGAAATGGATCACAGTGCCGAAATACTATCTCAAGTTCATGACAGTTTAATGTTCCAACATCCATATGATCAATTAAATGATCTATCATTGTTCTGCTATCAAGCTATGGAAGCCATGGAACCTAAACTCAGAGCCGTAGGCGATGGCATAGAACGTATGTTCTATGTATATACTGATATAAAGATCGGTTTCGATGCCGCTAAAATGTACGACACTACGTTTGAGGGTATCAAGGAAGATGTTGAAAAACTAAGCAAGTTACGTAAGGATGATGAAACTTACCGAGTGGCCGAAATTGCAGTATAGCCGACTGACAATTCTCGAACACGATTCAAAAGATATTAACTCCCATAACTACTGGCTGTGCAGATGCTCATGTGGAACTATTGTGAAGGTCAGGGAAGACCATTTAAAGTCTGGCCATACAAAGTCCTGCGGGTGTATGCGAGGAGTCAACAATAGAAAAAACCATGTCCCGAATAATTGATGGAGATTGGATAGATGTTTATCTAAAGTATGCCGAGAACACGGAAAGCCCCACATCGTACCATGTATGGACAGCCATTTCATGCATAGCAGGTGCGTTGCAACGTAAATGTTATATGACGTGGGGCCTTGAAACAATCTATCCCAACATGTACGTCATTCTTGTTGGATCTGCTGGGCGCACCCGCAAGAGTTTAGCAATTAATATAGGCCAAGATTTATTTCGTGATTTAGAGTTACCTATGGCATCAGAGTCTATAACCCCACAGGCTCTGCTAGTCAAGATGAAGAAAGCCGAGACTAACTGGATTGATAGTGCTGGCTTAACACATCTACATTCATCCATTACAGCATTCTCTAAAGAACTTGTTACTCTGCTCGGTGAACGTGACTTCAAATATTTAGGTTTTCTGACCGACTGGTGGGACTCCCATGATAGATGGATCAATGAGACTATTGTACGAAAGCAGGATGCTATCGAGGGCATGTGTGTCAATATACTAGGAGCTACTGCACCTGACTGGATGTCAACAATGCTGCCTACCGAGGCCATTGGTGGCGGCTTTACCTCCCGCTGTATCTTTGTAGTTGAGAAGAACAAAGCCAAGCATGTACCTCTGCCGGTTATCACAAATGAACAACGGTCCATAAAGCAAGCACTTGTACATGACTTAAAACTTATTGCCCTACAACAAGGCGAGTACAAGTTTACGAAGGCTGCCGCAAAAGAATACAAGAAATGGTATACGCAACAATCTAAGAACATGGATGCCGAAAACTATCCACTAGTTGACCCTAATTTTCGAGCCTACTGTGAACGTCGTTCAACCCACCTGCGTAAAATGTGCATATCATTGCAAGCATCTTCTGGAGACTCGCATGAAATATCCACAGAGACATGGAGACGGGCACTTACATTACTAGAAAATACTGAGAAAAATATGGTATCTGTATTTGGTGGTCTAGGCCGATCTGACAAAGGTCAGCTAACCTATGACTTTATACAGTATATGGGAAGACAAAAAGTGGCAAGCCGAGAGAAAATATATAAACATTTCTACCGAGATATGGATTGGGAAACGTACATGAAGGTCGAAGATGGCGTGCGTAATATGAATATTATATCCGTAGATTTTGCAACCAAGATGGTTACTTTTCTAGGCACCGACTAACTTACTAGCCCATTCTCGTACTTAACACCTCGACCAGTCTTCATAGCTGTTAGCTGTATGCCTCTATTATTACCTAGCCTATTATAACTACAATGTACCCACCCGCTGTGCGGATCGCCCTTCTTGTAAAACTCTAAGATCAACTGGTCAAACTCCAAGTTAGATTGTATCCACTTAGCCAGCTCAAAGTTACTGACCGAGTAGCACTCGAAGTCTACTGCCTCGCCCCTGCAATGCTGGCTCTTTTTACTACCACCCACTGCTTTGTTTAACTCCTCGCCGCGCAGACCAGAGTTTACAGTCACTATACCAAACTTGTCTCGTACTGGCTGCAATATTCTATTAGCAACAGCCGTCAATGCAACTAGCTGTTCCTGATTAGGATCGTTTTTCAATCCCATACGAGCCGCCGTAGTCGACGCAGTTAATTCTTTTAGATTAAAGTTGGCTGATAGTTTTAGCATAGCATCTTCGACGGTCGAATTTTGTGTTATCCCGTATACGGGTTATCTTTGACAACTAGCCCAATAGATCCCCAAACAAGTCCATTAGGATTGTCACCATCATATACAATAACTTGCACGTTAGGGTAAGAACCACTAGCAATAGTTACAGCTGCCAATCTTAGCACAAGCTCCGTGGGTGTCGTAGTAAAGTCGATAGGTGTCGTACTGCCAATTGTTCCTGTGACTTTAACCGTCGTACTAAAAATAAGCTCAATTTTTGTAAGGTTACTTAAGTCTTTTACCAGCCCGGAATCAAGTAACTGGTATTTAATGCTAGTATCTCTACCTGTGTATATAGTCCTGGTAGCCATTATAATGTCTCCGTCTCAACTCGTGATTCAACTTGTGTATCGGTACTGTCAATAATAGCCTTACTTGATGTAATGTCTTTTACACTAGGCTCTTTTAAATTTGTGGTAATAGAGACTGACAAAACAGGTGCCGCATTAATTTCCAGCATAGTTAAACCAGTCTCCAGGCTTATTACAGTTGTTAAAACAGTATCATTGTTGGGCAATATAGACAACAATTGTGCCTGAGTAGCCGCAGTAATACTATGAGTTAGGTTAATAGTAGTATCCGGCGTGACTGACAAAGTAGTAGGACTAACCATGTCAAACCAGTTGTTACTATCCATCAGCATGCTGTCATAACCAGCACTTGCCATTCTAATATTTATACCGCGGCCGAGAAATCTCACTTAATCAGATCCATTAAAGATTTGTGACCATGTGAGGCATCTTCATCTACTCCCTTGTCCAATGCTTCTCTAAACTCTTTAGGTGCTTTCTCTAACGCCTCCTTGATGTGATCCGATGCTAGCGATTGTGCCTTGTCTT